GGCACAAGAAGCATACTACGGGCAGACACGGCTGTTGCTGAAATTAATGACCCATATCCTATAGACATTTTATCTAACGGGTTTAAACCAAGATATAACGGTAGTAGTGTAAATGGTTCCGGCTCTTCATATATATTCATGGCATTTGCAGAAATGCCGTTTCGCTATTCAAACGCAAGGTAAACAACAATGAGATATTACGACATAACTAATTCGGCTATTGTCAGCGAGAGGCAGATTCTCCGGGCTAACCCGAACACCAGCTTTGCGTTGCCTCTGAGTGATGCTGCACTGGCTGGTCTTAACATGGCTGTGCTTCAGGAAGATACCCGCCCAAGCTACGATGCAGATACGCAGACAGTCATTGAGGGTGCTGTTGAGGAACGCGATGGCTCTTACTTCCAGACCTTTAGCGTCATTGACCGCAGTGCTGAAGCCATAGCTAATGACTTGGCTAACAAAAAGGCACAGGTACGCGCACAGAGAAACTCACGACTGACAGAGACTGACTGGGCTATCCTGCCTGACTCACCACTGAGCGATGCAGATAAAACTGTATATCAGAACTACAGGACTGCATTGCGTGATGTACCTGCACAGTCTGGCTTCCCGGATAACGCTCTGCCTGAAGGCCCAGATGAATCACCATACGATTCTTGGACGTATGACAGCGCAGCATTTGTTTGGAATGCACCTCTGCCTAAACCAGAAGGTGACGCTGTTTGGGACGAAGATGCCTATCAGGAAGACAACACAACCGGGTGGGTAACTATAGGCTCCTAATGAATGATTGGAGAAATAACCCTAGCATTAAGCATTGCGGAGAGAACATTCAAAGCAATGAAGACGGCACACTCTGCCCAGAAGGATCTTTCAGACATGAAGGACACCCTGGGCAAGTTCTTTGCTGCTAGGGATGTCATCGCAGAGGCTAAGGACGATAAGAAGACTGAGAAGACTATCGAGGAGCAAGCGTTTGATTTAGCCCTCGCTAAGCATAAAGTTAAGAAGTTCGATAAAGAGCTCAGGCAGATGTTTATATACTCAGACGCCGGCCTTGAGACATATAACGAGATGATGCTTCTTAGGCGTCAGCTGAAGGAACAGAAACTAAAAGAAGAGCGTGCTCTGGCAAAGCGCAAGAACGACATCCAGGACATGCTAATAATAGCCGTAGCGGTAGGCGTAGTAATAACAGCCATCGTAGTTATGATAGGATTTATCAACGAGGTTAGAGCTCATGGCTAAAGATTCAAGGCTAGAAAGAGCCGGTGTCAGCGGGTATAACAAACCCAAAAAGACACCCAATCACCCAACAAAATCACATGTAGTTGTCGCTAAGGAAGGCGATAAAGTAAAGACCATACGCTTTGGTCAGCAGGGTGTTAAGGGTGCCGGCAAGAAGCCTAAGAGTGAAAAGGAAAAGGCCAGGCGCAAGTCTTTTAAGGCTAGGCACGCTAAGAACATATCCAAGGGCAAAATGAGCGCGGCTTATTGGGCTAACAAGGTGAAGTGGTAAGAGTATGGCATTAATACCATTAGAGATACCTCCAGGTATATACAGGAACGGCACCGACTTTCAGCAGTCTAGCAGATGGCGTGACTCTAACCTTGTCCGATGGGTAGACAACACTATGCAGCCTATTGGCGGTTGGAAACAGAGATCTGTAACAGCTGCTGACAATAAGATTCGTGGTCTCATTACTTGGGTCACAAACAACGATGTTAGGTTTGTCGCTGCAGGAACGTATGCCAACCTTTACGCATATAACGCGGCCGGCACACGCTATGACATAACCCCCACTGGGTTCACTGCAGGCAGAGAAGACGCTAATGCATACACCGGGTATGGATCCGGCGCCTATGGCTACGATGAGTACGGCGTTGGAAGACAGGATATAACCACTATTGACCCTGCTACTACCTGGTCCCTAGACACTTGGGGCGAGTACCTAATCGCATGTTCATCTGATGACGGGAAGATTTACGAATGGCAAATAGACACGGCTTACACTGCCGCCGTTGTATCTAATGCCCCAACTAGCAATATCGGCATGGTTGTTACCGATGAGCGATTCGTATTTGCGCTAGGCGCAGGAGGTGATCCAAGAAAAGTGCAGTGGTGTGACAGGGAAAATAACACCGATTGGACCCCGTCTGCTACCAACGAGGCGGGGGACATCCTGTTGCAGACCGCAGGAAACATCATGTGCGGCATCAAGGTTAAAGGGCAGACTCTCATTCTTACGGATATAGACGCCCACTCAGCTACCTACCAGGGACCTCCATATGTGTATGGATTTGAGCGTGTCGGCACATCATGCGGTATAGCGTCTAAGAAGGCTGTAGCTAACACTGATTTCGGTGCGATGTGGATGGGCAAGAAGGCGTTCTTCTCATACAGCGGTGGCGCTGTTTCTAGGATACAGTCAGACGTCTCAGACTATGTATTTTCAGACATAAACGAGTCGCAGATCAGCAAGGCTTTTGCTGTAACTAATTCACGCTACTCTGAGGTTTGGTGGTTCTACCCGTCTCAGGATGCGACAGAATGTAATAGGTATGTGTCATTTAACTACCTAGAGAACACCTGGGCGATAGGTCAGTTAGATAGAACTGCCGGCGTAGACCAGGGTGCATTTAGGTATCCCTTATATGCCGGGGCTTCAGACAACCACTTCTACGATCATGAGAAGGGCTTTGTATATGACAATCTGACACCTTTCGCCGAATCAGGACCGATCAGCATAGGTAGCGGTGAACGTGTCGCAAGTGTTACCGAGATGATCCCTGACGAGAAGACACAGGGCGATGTGAATGTGACATTTAAGACAAGGTTTTACCCTAACGACACTGAGACCACTCATGGTCCGTTCTCGATGTCTAATCCTACAAGCATGCGATTTACCGGCCGGCAGATGCGTATGAGAGTAGAAGGCCAGAGGCTTGCAGATTGGCGTGTAGGCGTGAATAGGCTAGAGGTTAAGGCCGGAGGTAGGCGTTGAGCGAATATATCCCACAACCAGGCGGTAACACCTGGCAGACATGGGCCAACAGTCTTAATAAGTACCTAGCTCAGATCAGGTCTAAGCTGAGGCAGAAGACGGTAGATGAATCAGCATCTGACGATGGGCTCATACTATGGGATAGGGACAAGAAGTACCCTGTAGTCTCTAGGGATGGCGAATACGTTCAGATCATTTTAGAGGACGGACACGCAGACCTAGGGATATCTGCTGACGTCACCGCAGCGGCCGTTAATACTGCATACGCCTTAACATTTGATACACCTACCAATGCCAAAGGGATCAGCTTAGGGACGCCATCAAGCAGGATTGTATTTTCAGAGGCGGGAGAATACCTGCTTAGTTTTACCGCACAGATTTCCTCAACATCGTCTAGCACTGTAAATTTTTGGTTCTGGCCACGTAAGAATGGCACAGATATCGCTAGTAGCACCATGAAGGCCGCACTACACCAGAACAGCGCTACGATAGTGGTATCAAGGTCTGCACTGTTTACTCTACAAGAAGATGACTATATAGAGGCTATGTGGGCTGTAGATTCCACTAGCGGATACCTAGACAATATTGTGGCTACGGCATTTGCTCCTGCCACGCCGTCAGTAACGCTTTCTATAACAAGAATACATGGTTGAGAACTTAGTTAGGTGCAAGGAATGGATTGAGGCCGCCCTAGCATATAGTGGCGGTACACACAACATAGATGATATTTTCCATGCTATACTCGAAGGGCGCATGCAACTATGGCCTGCAGAAAAGGGCTGTTTAGTAACAGAGATATTGGTGTACCCCAGGAAAAAGGTGTTACACATATTTCTTGCAGGCGGTGAACTAGGCCAGCTGACTGACATGCACGAAGATGTCATTAAATGGGCAAAACAGCAGGAATGCTCTGCCCTAACGCTGTCAGGAAGGCAAGGATGGTCCAGGGCACTAGAGAAGTTTGGCTGGAAGCTACAGCTAGTTAATTTATCAAAAGAGATCTGATATGAGCGGTGGAAAAGGCGGTAGCCAGACAACACAAGTAGAAATCCCAGAATGGCTGTCTAGCGCAGCACAGGCTAACCTGGCTCAGGGCCGGGATGTCTCACAGATAGGCTATGTGCCGTACTATGGTCCCGAAGTGGCAGGGCTGACTCCAACACAGCAGGCGGCAAGAGCCAATGTAAACCAGTTTGCACAGGCGTTCGGCATGCAGGGGCCGGCGGCTTCAGGCCTCCCAACTCCAACGACATACGCCGGCGGGATCCAGGGTTACTCTTCTGGTGACCTTTACGATCAAGCTGTCCAAGAGCTCGCATCCAGAAGGCCAGGGCAATACTCTAAGATGATGGAGAACTTTGTTGATCCGTATACCCAAGGCGGGTTCCAAGATAGGTACGCGAACTACTTCAATCAGCCAGTAACAGGATATGGCTCTACAGGAACTGAAGGTATGCCTGGCGGCGAGTGGTATAACATTGATCCAACGGCGCAGGCA